CATCATCAATAATATACCTTATTTGGGAACGGTGCCAATATGCTAATGAGGTGGGCGGAGTTTGGTGACGTATGCGGAAATGGGCGGAGTTAGGGGCGGGGTTTGGCGGTAGGCGTGGCTGGGGGAGTGTCCGGGCGTGGGAACGGAAGTGACGTAGGGGGCGCGCCGGAGGTGACGTCGTGTGGGGAGTTTTAAACCGGAAGCAAGGTATTTTAAACGCTTGCAAGCGCAATTTTGTCGGTTTTGGCGCGAAAACTGATAAAAAGCGGAAGTTCGGTTAATCATTAATTTTTACGATAGGGAGGAATATTTACCGAGGGCCGGTGAACTTTGAGCGGTGACGCGGTGGTTTCGTTACGTGGCACCACCACGCGACTGCTCAAAGTCCCCGTTTATTGTCTAGGTGAGGGTATTTAAACCGGCTCAGAACGTCAAGAGGCCACTCTTGAGTGCCCGCGAGAAGAGCTTTCTCCTCTTTCGCTGCGAAAATGAGACACTTGGCGTTGGAAATGATTTCTGAACTGCTGGATTTAGGACTGGATACCATTGATGGCTGGCTGCACACCGAATTTGCGCCGGTACCGGCGGGGGTGAGTCATAACATGTCGCTGCACGAAATGTACGACCTGGACGTTACCGGCCAGGAGGATGAGAACGAAGAGGCGGTAGATGGTGTTTTTTCCGATGCGATGCTCCTGGCCGCGGAGGAGGGAATAGAAATGCCTAATCTTTATTCTCCGGGACCTCTGGTTGGGGGAGGTGAAATGCCTGAACTTCAGCCTGAGGAGGTAGATCTTTTCTGCTACGAAGATGGCTTCCCTCCCAGTGACTCTGAGGAAGGTGAGCATTCGCAGGTGGAGACAGAACGTAAAATGGCGGAGGCGGCGGCAGCAGGTGCGGCGGCGGCCGTCCGCGGGGAGCAAGATGACTTTCGCTTAGACTGTCCTAGCGTACCTGGCCATGGCTGTAGCTCCTGTGACTACCATCGCAAAACTAGCGGCTGTCCTGAAATTCTGTGCTCGCTGTGCTATCTGAGGGCTAACAGCATGTTTATTTATAGTAAGTAAATTTTTTCTACTAACTTTCTCGTTGTGTGTTTGCTCGCTCGCTCGCTCGCTAACTGCTGGGGTGCTTGCTGTTGGGACTGAGCTTACAGGTATTTTCTCTGTAATTTTCCACAGGTCCAGTTTCTGACTCTGAGCCAGACGAGCCCGACTCCACAACAGCTGATTCAAATCATGGCAGCCCGCCAACCCTTCGCTGCACCCCACCCAGGGACTTGCCGCGACCTGTGCCAGTGAAGGCCTCTCCTGGCAAGCGCCCAGCGGTGAACAGCTTGCATGACCTCATAGAGGAGGTTGAACAAACAGTACCTTTGGACCTGTCCCTAAAGCGCTCTAGGAGCAATTAGGGTTATAAAACCCCTCCCCTTCCCCTTAAGTTATCAGGAAATAAAAAGATTAACTGGATTCTTTGTGCCTGCTTTGTTTGTTCGTGGGCGGTCCTTGGGGATTATAAAAGGGTGAGTCAGGTTATAAGGGTACTTAGGCAGCGCTCAGGTAACATTGCCTCCATGGATCTCCGAACGGCGCTTCAGACTTTTGAGAGCACCCGCCGCTTGCTGGAGCTCTGTTCCAATAGAACCTCTTTTTTGTGGAGGTGGTTATTTGGAACTCCGCTCAGTCGGCTGGTTAGGCAGGTGAAATTAGAATACGAGAAGGATTTTGAAAGAATTTTAGATCAATGTCCCGGGGTGTTTGAGTCCCTGGAGTTGGGCTATCATAAGGTTTTTGAGGATAAGATTGTAAAGGAGTTGGATTTTTCTTCTCCCGGTCGGGCGGTTGCGGCTGTAGCCTTTGCTTCCTACCTGCTGGATAGATGGAACACCCGGACCCACCTGTCCCCGGGGTACCAGATGGATTACATCAGCCTGAACCTGTGGAAGTTTTGGTTGCGCCGGCGGGTTTACAACTACTCGCGGGGGCTGCCTCAGCTAGGGCCGGTGGCGCCGCTGGTGAGGCAGGGGTCGCAGCAGGAGGAGCAGCAGCAGCAGCGTCAGGAGGAGCAGCAGGTGCAGGAAGAGGGGGAAATGAGGTCCGGCCTGGACCCTCCAACGGAGAACTGATGGCGCAGGTGGCCGGCGCGGCGGATGCCAGCGGGCCTCCTTCCAAGCGCCCTAGGAATGAGGCAGAGCGGTTGCAGGAGGGCTTAACTCAGTTGACCCTGAGTCTCATTAACAAGTATCGACCTGAGACCGTGTACTGGAATGAACTGGAGCAGGAATTTCAGCATGGGGAGATGCACTTGCAGTTCCACTTTAGCTTTGAGCAATTAAAAACTCACTGGCTTGAGCCTTGGGAGGACTTGGCTACGGCTCTGAACTATTATGTCAAAGTGGCCCTGAGACCCGACCGCGTGTACAAGCTGTCTAACACCGCGGTGATTCATAAAAATGTGTATGTTATAGGCAACGGCTCTGTCATAGAAGTGGAGGGAAGCGACCGAGTGGGCTTTAAGTGTGCCATGCAGAGGATGGGTCCGGGGGTGACGGGTCTTAGGGGAGTGACATTTAGCAACGTGCGCTTTGCTTGCCTGAATTTTAATGGAACGCTTTTTTCTTGCAACACCGAGGTTACCCTGCACGGCTGTTACTTTTTTAATTTTAACAACACCTGTGTGGAGGCTTGGGCCCAGCTTAGGGTCCAAGGGTGCACCTTTCATAACTGTTTTAAAGGCGTGGTGGGATGGCCTAGGAGTCGCGTGTCTATTAAAAAGTGTGTGTTTGAGCGTTGTCTGCTGTGCATTATGGTGGAGGGGCACGGCCGTATCAGAAACAACGCCGCTTCAGACAACACCTGTTTTGTGCTGTATAAGGGAACGGGGTCTCTCAAGGGTAACATGGTGTGCGGGACCGGCACCAAGCGTATGCTAACCTGCGCTCACGGACTGTGCCACTCGTTGCGGGGCGTGCACGTGGCGGCCCACGACCGCAAACCCTGGCCCGTCATGGAGAGCAACATGTTTATGCGCTGCACCATGCACCTGGGGGCCCGCCGCGGCATGTTGATGCCCCATCAGTGCAACTTTAGTCACACTAACGTGTTGCTGGAGCCGGAGGCCTTCTCCCGCGTGTGTTTCAACTCCACGTTTGACATGTCCATGGAGCTGTTTAAGATCGTGAGATACGACGAGACCCGGGCCCGCGTGCGGCTGTGCGAGTGCGGGGCTAATCACCTGCGCAACCTGCCTCTGACGGTGAACGTGACCGAGGAGCTGAGGGCCGATCACGTGATGCTGTCTTGCAACCGCACCGACTATGCCACCAGCGACGAGGAGAGTGGGTGAGGTGAGTGGGCGTGACCTGGGCGAGCCTATATAAGGGGCGGCGGAGGGTCTTGGGGTCTATTGCCTGAAAAATGAGCGGGGTGGCGGGAGACGCGAGCGTGAACTTTCAGGGCGGAGTGTTTAGCCCATATTTGACATCTCGCCTTCCAGCTTGGGCAGGAGTGCGTCAGAATGTGGTGGGCTCTAACCTGGATGGCCGCCCGGTGGCCCCGGCGAACTCCTCTACCCTCACCTACGCGACCGTGGGCGCCTCACCGTTGGACACCGCCGCTGCCGCCGCCGCTTCAGCAGCTGCTTCTACGGCTCGCGTTCTGGCGGCAGATCTGGGCCTTTACAACCATCTGGCAACTACCGCTGCGGTTTCGCGGACGGTGAGAGAAGAGTCCATGCAGCTGGTGTTGGAACGTCTGGAGTTGCTGACTCGTCAGTTGGAAGAGCTTTCGGCGAAAGTGGCTGACTTGGCCGCCACCTTTCCCCTTCCCCCGGATGACCCGCAGCAGTAATAAAATAAACTGACACCAGTTTGTTTAAAAATCAAAGTGTGTGGTTTTTATTGCTTCAGCTTACGGGTGTGGTAGGCCCTGGACCATCTGTCCCGGTCGTTGAGGACACGATGGATGTCTTCCAAGATGCGGTAAAGCCGCGCTTGGATGTTCAGATACATGGGCATGAGTCCGTCCCGGGGGTGCAGATAGGACCATTGCATGGCCTCGTGTTCGGGGGTGGTGTTGTAGATAACCCAGTCGTAGGAGGGCTTCTGGGCGTGGTGGTGGAAGATGTCTTTGAGTAGGAGACTGATGGCCAGGGGGAGGCCCTTAGTGTAGGTGTTCACAAAGCGGTTGAGCTGGGAGGGATGCATGCGTGGGGAGATGAGATGCATCTTGGCCTGGATCTTAAGGTTGGCGATGTTGCCGCCCAGATCCCGCCGGGGATTCATGTTGTGCAGGACCACCAGGACGGTGTAGCCCGTGCACTTGGGGAACTTGTCGTGTAGTTTGGAGGGAAAGGCGTGAAAAAACTTGGAGACCCCCTTGTGCCCACCCAGGTTTTCCATGCATTCATCCATAATGATGGCGATGGGGCCCCGGGAGGCCGCCTGAGCAAAAATGTTTTTGGGGTCGGACACATCGTAGTTGTGCTCCAGGGTGAGCTCATCGTAGGAGAGCTTCACGAAGCGGGGACGCAGGGTGCCTGACTGGGGGACGATGGTCCCGTCGGGGCCTGGGGAGTAGTTGCCTTCACAGATCTGCATTTCCCACGCTTTGATCTCGGAGGGGGGGATCATATCCACCTGGGGGGCGATAAAAAAAACGGTCTCGGGGGCGGGGGAGACCAGCTGGGCAGAGAGCAAGTTGCGCAAAAGCTGCGACTTGCCGCAACCCGTGGGGCCGTAAATGACCCCGATGACGGGTTGCAGATGGTAGTTCAGGGAGGTACAGCTGCCGTCGGGATTTAGGAGGGGGGCGACCTCATTCATCATGCGCCTGACCTCGCGGTTTTCCCGGGCCAAGTGCGTCAGCAGTCGCTGGCCACCCAGAGAAAGGAGCTCCTGCAGGCTGTTGAAGCCTTTGAGCGGCTTCAGGCCGTCTGCCATGGGCATTTTTTGTAAGGTCTGCCTGAGCAGCTGCAGGCGGTCCCAGAGCTCGGTGACGTGCTCTAGGGCATCTCGATCCAGCAAGTCTCTTGGTTGCGAGGGTTGGGGCGGCTTTCGCTGTAGGGCACGAGCCGGTGGGCGTCGAGGGGGGCTAGGGTCCGGTCCTTCCAGGGCCTGAGCGTGCGCGTCAGCGTGGTTTCGGTGACGGTGAAGGGATGGGCTCCGGGCTGCGCGCTGGCGAGGGTGCGCTTGAGGCTCAGGCGACTGGTGCTGAAGCGGGCGTTTTCTTCTCCCTGCAGGTCGGCCAGGTAGCATTTAAGCATGAGCTCGTAGCTGAGACCGTCGGCCGCGTGTCCCTTGGCGCGCAGCTTGCCTTTGGAGACGTGGCCGCAGCGCGGGCAGACCAGGCATTTGAGGGCGTAGAGCTTGGGGACCAGGAAGACGGACTGGGGGGAGTAGGCGTCGGCCCCGCAGGAGGCGCAGACGGTCTCGCACTCTACGAGCCAAGTCAGTTCTGGATGTTCCGGGTCAAAAACGAGACGCCCCCCGTGTTTTTTGATGCGTTTCTCACCTCGGGTCTCCATGAGGCGGTGTCCGGCTTCGGTGACGAAGAGGCTGTCGGTGTCGCCGTAGACGGACTTGAGGGGTCGCAGCTCGAGCGGCGTGCCGCGGTCTTCCAGGTAGAGGAACTCGGACCACTCTGAGACGAAGGCCCGCGTCCAGGCCAACACAAAGGAGGCCACGTGGGAGGGGTAGCGGTCGTTGTCCACCAGAGGGTCCACCTTCTCCACCGTGTGCAGGCACAGGTCCCCCTCCTCGGCGTCCAGGAACGTGATTGGCTTGTAAGTGTATGTCACGTGACTTGCTTCCGGGGGCGGCGGGCTATAAAAGGGGGCGGTGCCGGGGTCCTCGTCACTTTCTTCCGCGTCGCTGTGGACGATCGCCAGCTGATCGGGTGAGTAGAGGCGTTCGAAGGCGGGCATGACGTCGGCACTCAGTGTGTCAGTTTCTACAAACGAGGAGGATTTGATGTAAACCTGCCCCGAGGCGATGCTTTTGAGGAGGGCGGGGTCCATCTGGTCGGCAAAAACGATTTTCTTGTTGTCGAGCTTGGTGGCGAACGACCCGTAGAGGGCGTTGGAGAGCAGTTTGGCGATGGAGCGCAGGGTCTGGTTCTTGTCGCGGTCGGCCTTTTCCTTGGCGGCGATGTTGAGCTGCACGTACTCGCGCGCCAGACAGCGCCAGGCTGGAAAGACGGTTGTGCGTTCGTCGGGCAGCAGGCGCACGCGCCAGCCGCGGTTGTGCAGGGTGGCCAGGTCCACGCTGGTGGCCACCTCTCCGCGCAGACGTTCGTTGGTCCAGCAGAGGCGGCCGCCCTTGCGCGAGCAGAAGGGGGGAAGCACGTCGAGGCGGTTCTCGTCTGGGGGGTCGGCGTCGATGGTAAAGATGCCTGGCAGCAGGCGCCGATCAAAGTAGTCGACGGGCGTGCGCATGTCGTCCAGGGCCAGTTGCCAGTCTCGGGCGGCCAGCGCGCGCTCGTAGGGATTGAGCGGCGGTCCCCAGGGCATGGGATGGGTAAGGGCCGAGGCATACATGCCGCAGATGTCGTAGACGTAGAGGGGCTCCTCCAGCACGCCGATGTAAGTGGGGTAGCAGCGGCCGCCGCGGATGCTGGCGCGTACGTAATCGTACATCTCGTGCGAGGGGGCCAGCATGTCGGGTCCCAGGTTGGTGCGCCGCGGTCGTTCCGCCCGGTACAGGATCTGTCTGAAGATGGCGTGGGAGTTGGACGAGATGGTGGGCCTCTGGAAAACGTTAAAGTGGGCCTGCGGCAGTCCCACGGCCTCGCGCACGAACTCGGCGTAGGAGGCCTGCAACTTTTTGGCCAGCTCGGCGGTGACCAGCACGTCGAGGGCGCAGTAGTCGAGCGTCTCCCTGATGAGGTCGTACTTAGCTTCTCCCTTCTTTTCCCAGATTTCGCGGTTCAGGAGGTACTCCTCGCGGTCCTTCCAGTACTCCGGCAGAGGAAACCCTCGAGCGTCGGCCCGGTAAGCGCCTAGCATGTAAAACTCGTTGACGGCCTGGTAGGGACAGCACCCCTTCTCCACGGGGAGGGCGTAAGCCTGGGCGGCCTTGCGCAGGGAGGTGTGCGTGAGGGCGAAGGTGTCGCGGACCATGACTTTGAGGTACTGGTGTTTGAAGTCGGAGTCGTCGCAGCCGCCCTGCTCCCAGAGCCGAAAGTCCTCGCGCTTGCGGTAGTGCGGGTTAGGTAACGCGAAGGTGACGTCGTTGAAGAGAATCTTGCCGGCTCGAGGCATGAAGTTGCGAGTGAGGCGGAAAGGCCCCGGCACTTGGGCACGGTGGTCGATGACCTGGGCCGCCAGCACAATCTCGTCGAAGCCGTTGATGTTGTGGCCGACGATGTAGAGTTCCATGAAGCGCGGCGCGCCTTTCAGCTTGGGGGCTTTCTTGAGCTCCTCGTAGGTGAGGTCGCGGGGGTTCGAGACGCCGCACTCGGCGAGGGCCCAGTCGGCCAGCTGCGGGTTGGCCTGCATGAAGGACAGCCACAGTTCTTCGGCCAGGCGCAGCTGCAGGCGGTCGCGAAAGCGGCGAAACTGCCGACCCACTTCCATCTTTTCGGGGGTGAGGCAGTAAAAAGTGGCCGGGTGGGCTTCCCAGACGCTCCAGCGCAGCTCTCGAGCCAGGGCGCAGGCCCCTTCCACCAGATGTGGGTCGGTGCCGTCTAGATGCATGACCAGCATGAAAGGCACCAGCTGCTTGCCAAAGGAGCCCATCCAGGTGTATGTCTCGACGTCGTAGGTGACGAAGAGACGCTCGGTGCGGGGGTGGGAACCAATGGGAAAGAAGGAGATTTCCTGCCACCAGGCGGAGGACTGGGCGTTGACGTGGTGAAAGTAGAAGTCGCGGCGCCGCGCGGTGCATTCGTGCCGGTGCTTGTAGAAGCGGGCGCAGTACTCGCAGCGCTTGACGCTTTCCACGTCCTGAACCAGATGCACCTTGTTTCCTCGCACCAAGAAACGCAGGGGAAAACCGAGATGTGGTGGCTCTGGTTCGGGGGCGCCCTGTGGGTGCTGTGGTGCTGTCTGCTGTGGCGGCTGGGAAGCATCTTGGAAGATGACCTGCGGGGTGACGAGCCCCGGGGAGACGCGCGTCCAGACCTCGGCCAGGGAAGGTCTGAGGCGCCGTACGAGGGGCCCCAGCTGCGCCGGCGTCAGCGCGTCCAGCTCTCTCGGGGCGAGGTCGGCGGGCCACGGTCGCAGGTTAACCTCAAAAAGGCGGGTAAGGGCGGCGGAGAGATGTAAGTAGAACTTGATTTCCACGGGTTGGTTGGCGGAGGAGTCGAGGGCTTGATAGAGGCCGTGCCCCTGGGGGGCGACGAGGGTGCCGCGGTGTCGACGTCCGCGCTGCTGACTTAGAAGCGTCGGCGCGGACGGGCCCCCGGCGGTAGCGGGGGCTCCGGGCCCTGGGGCATCGGCGGCAGCGGCACATCGTCGTGGAGCTCGGGCAGGAGCTGGTGCCTGGCGCGCAGATCGCTGGCGTACGCGACGACGCGCCGGTTGAGGTCCTGGATCTGCCTTCTCTGGGTGAACACCACGGGCCCCGTGAGCTTGAACCTGAAAGAGAGTTCGACAGAATCAATCTCGGTGTCGTTAACGGCCGCCTGGCGGAGAATCTCCTGGACGTCGCCCGAGTTGTCTTGGTAGGCGATCTCTGCCATGAACTGCTCCACCTCTTCCTCTTGGAGCTCTCCGCGACCGGCGCGCTCGACGGTGGCGGCCAGGTCGTTGGAGATGCGGTTCATGAGCTGGGAAAACGCGTTCAGCCCGCTCTCGTTCCAGACGCGGCTGTAGACCACGTCGCCCTCGGCGTCGCGTGCGCGCATGACCACCTGAGCCAGGTTGAGCTCCACGTGCCGGGCGAACACGGCGTAGTTGCGCAGGCGTTGGAAGAGGTAGTTGAGCGTGGTGGCCACGTGCTCGGAGACGAAGAAGTACATGATCCAGCGGCGCAGCGTCAGCTCGTTGACGTCGCCCAGCGCTTCCAACCGTGCCATGGCCTCGTAAAAATCCACCGCAAAATTAAAAAACTGCGAATTGCGGGCCGACACCGTCAGTTCCTCCTCCAGCAAGCGGATGACCTCGGCGACCGTTTGACGTACTTCGCGTTCAAAGGCCTCGGCCTCTTCTTCCTCCTCTTCTTCTAACTCTTCCTCTACTTCCATCTCTTCCACCTCGGGTTCGGGGGGCGGAGGCGGCGGGGGAGGCGCGCGGCGACGGCGGCGACGCACCGGCAGGCGGTCGACGAAGCGCTCGATGAGCTCTCCGCGGCGACGACGCATGGTTTCGGTGACGGCGCGCCCGTTCTCCCGGGGCCGGAGCTCGAAGACGCCGCCGCGCATGGCGCCCCGGCCGCGCAGCAAGGTGTGCGGGTTGTGGGGGGAGTCGTTGGGGAGCGAGACGGCGCTGACGATGCATTTTATCAACTGCTGCGTAGGTACCTGACGCCAGGATCTGAAGGCGGAAAAATCCACCGGATCCGAAAACTTTTCCAGAAAGGCGTGTAGCCAGTCGCAGTCGCAAGGTAAGCTGAGAACCGTCTCGGGCGGCGGCGGGCGGGCGGAGGCGGCGGGGGGAAAGGAGGAGGCGATGCTGCTGATGATGTAATTAAAGTAGGCGGTCTTAAGACGGCGGATGGTGGCGAGGAGCACCACGTCTTTGGGGCCGGCTTGCTGAATGCGCAGACGGTCGGCCATGCCCCAGGCTTCGTGTTGGCACCGTTGCAGGTCCTTGTAGTAGTCTTGCATGAGCCTCTCCACGGGCACCTCAACGTCCCGGCCGCGGTCGGCCATGCGGGTAGAGCCGTACCCGCGGAGGGGCTGCAGCAGCGCCAGGTCAGCGACGACGCGCTCGGCCAGGATGGCCTGCTGCACCTGGGTGAGGGTGGCTTCGAAGTTGTCCAGGTCCACGAAGCGGTGGTAGGCTCCCGTGTTGATGGTGTAGGTGCAGTTGGCCAGCACGGACCAGTTGAGCACCTGCACGCCGTTCTGGGCGATCTCGGTGTAGCGCAGCCGGGAGTAGGCCCGCGAGTCGAAGATGTAGTCGTTGCAAGTGCGCACCAGGTACTGGTAGCCGACGAGAAAATGGGGAGGCGGCTCTCCGTACAGGGGCCACCGAGCGGTGGCGGGGGCGCCGGGCGCCAGGTCTTCCAGCATGAGACGGTGGTAGCCGTAGATGTAGCGCGACATCCAGGTGAGGCCGGCGGCGGTGGTGGCGGCGCGGGTGAACTCGCGGACGCGGTTCCAGAGGTTGCGCAGGGGGGCGAAGCGTTGCATGGTGGTCACGCTCTGGCCGGTGAGACGGGCGCAGTCCTGCACGCTCTAGACGGAAACAGAGAGAGGCGTCACCGACTCCTCTCCGTAGCTTGGGGGTTAGGTCGCAAGGGTGCGGTGGCGGGGAACCCCGGTTCGAAACCGGCCGGATCCGCCACTCCCGACGCGGCGGCCCCGCGTCCACGACCCCACCAGAGGCCGAGACCCAGCCGCGACGCGCGCACCCCAAATACGGAGGGGAGTCTTTTGGTGCTTTTTTGTAGATGCATCCCGTGCTGCGGCAGATGCGCCCCACGCGGGGGGCCTCCTCGCGGGAAGAAGAGCTGGAGGCGCAGGAGGAGGCGCGCGGTGGCGCCGCGGGCCCCGCCGAGCTGGAGCTGGAGGAGGGCGAAGGCTTGGCGCGGCTGGGCGCCGGAGTGCCGGAGCGCCACCCGCGGGTGCAACTGGCTCGCGACCAGCGCCAGGCCTACGTGCCGCCGCAGAACCTGTTTAGGGACCGGAGCGGGGAGGAGGCGGAGGAAATGCGTGACTGCCGTTTTCGGGCCGGGCGGGAGCTGCGGGCGGGCTTGGAGCGCGAGCGGCTGCTGCGGCCCGAGGACTTTGAGCCCGAGGAGCGCAACGGTATCAGTCCGGCGCGCGCGCACGTCTCGGCCGCCAACCTGGTGACGGCCTACGAGCAGACGGTGAACGAGGAGCGCAACTTTCAAAAGAGCTTCAACAACCACGTGCGCACCCTCGTGGCCCGGGAGGAGGTGGCGATCGGGCTGATGCACCTGTGGGACTTTGTGGAGGCGTTCGTGCACAACCCGAGCAGCAAGCCCCTGACGGCGCAGCTGTTTCTAATCGTGCAACACAGCCGCGATAACGAGATCTTCCGCGACGCGCTGTTAAACATTGCGGAGCCCGAGGGCCGCTGGTTGCTGGATCTTATTAACATCTTGCAGAGCATCGTAGTGCAGGAACGGGCGCTGAGTCTGGCCGAGAAGGTGGCGGCCATCAACTACTCGATGCTGAGCCTGGGCAAGTTTTACGCTCGCAAGATTTACAAGAGCCCCTTCGTGCCCATTGACAAGGAGGTGAAAATAGACAGCTTTTACATGCGCATGGCCCTAAAGGTGCTGACGCTGAGCGACGACCTGGGGGTGTACCGCAACGACCGCATCCACAAGGCGGTGAGCGCCAGCCGCCGGCGCGAGCTGAGCGACCGCGAGCTGATGCTGAGCCTGCGCCGCGCGCTGGCCGGGACCGGCGACGAGGAGCGCGAGTCTTACTTTGACGCGGGCGCCGACCTCCGATGGCAGCCCAGCGCGCGCGCCTTGGAAGCGGCCGGCTACGCGGGCGAGGAGGACGAGGAGGACGAGGTGGAGCAGGTTGGCGACGAGGAGGAAGATTACTAGGCTCTGATGAGAGAGGTCCTTTTCGTAGATGCAGTCCGCGAGCGACCCCGCCGTGGCGGCGGCGCAGCAGAGCCAACCGTCCGGCGTGACGGCCTCGGACGACTGGGGGGCGGCCATGGAACGCATCATGGCGCTGACGGCGCGCCACCCGGAGGCGTTCCGACAGCAGCCGCAGGCCAACCGTTTTTCGGCCATCCTGGAGGCCGTGGTTCCCTCCCGCACCAACCCCACCCACGAGAAGGTGCTGACCATCGTCAACGCCCTGGTGGACAACAAGGCCATCCGTAAGGACGAGGCCGGGCAGATTTACAACGCGCTTTTGGAACGCGTGGCTCGCTACAACAGCACCAACGTGCAGGCCAACCTGGACCGTCTGACGACGGACGTGAAAGAGGCCGTGGCCCAGCGGGAGCGCTTTTTCAGGGAGAGCAACCTGGGTTCCTTGGTGGCCCTGAACGCTTTCCTGAGCTCGCAGCCCGCCAATGTGCCGCGCGGCCAGGAGGACTACGTAAACTTTATCAGCGCCCTTCGTCTCATGGTGACGGAGGTGCCGCAGAGCGAGGTGTACCAGTCGGGGCCGGATTACTTTTTCCAGACTTCGCGGCAGGGCCTGCAGACCGTCAACCTGTCGCAGGCGTTTAAGAACTTGCAAGGCCTGTGGGGCGTAAAAGCTCCGCTCGGGGACCGGGCGACCATCTCCAGCTTGCTGACGCCCAACACGCGTCTGCTGCTGCTGCTGATCGCGCCGTTCACCGACGCGCAGTCCGTGAGCCGCGACTCGTACCTGGGCCACCTGCTCACTCTCTACCGAGAAGCCATCGGGCAGGCGCGGGTGGACGAGCAGACTTTCCAGGAGATTACCAGCGTGAGCCGGGCGCTGGGGCAGGAAGACACCGGGAGCCTGGAGGCCACCCTAAACTTCCTGCTGACCAACCGGCGGCAGAAGCTTCCGCCCCAGTACGCCCTGAACACGGAGGAGGAGCGCATCTTGCGCTACGTGCAGCAGGCCACCAGCCTGTACTTGATGCGGGAGGGAGAAACGCCCACCACGGCCCTAGACCTGACGGCGCGTAACATGGAGCCGTCCTTCTACGCCGCTCACCGGCCGTTTATCAACCGGCTGATGGACTACCTGCACCGCGCGGCGGCGCTCAACCCCGAGTACTTTACCAACGCCATCCTGAATCCGCACTGGCTGCCGCCGCCCGGCTTCTACACGGGCGATTTTGACCTGCCCGAGGCCAACGACGGCTTCCTGTGGGACCACAGCGCCGACAGCCTTTTCAGCCCCACACGGGTAGCGGGCAAGAAAGAGTCGGGCGACGAGTTGCCGCTGTCGACCGTGGAGGAGGCGTTGGCACAGGGGAGCAGCAGCCTGCCGGCCTCGCTGCGCAGCAGCGTGAGCAGCCGGCGCGTGAGCCGCCCGCGCTTGCAGGGCGAGAGCGACTACCTGAACGACCCGCTCCTGCTGCCGACGCGCGAAAAGAACCAGTTGCCCAACAACGCGGTAGAGAGCCTGGTAGATAAGATGAATCGTTGGAAGACGTACGCGCAGGAGCAGCGGGAGTGGGAGGCGTCGCAGCCGCGTCCGCTGGTGGCACCGGTGCCGCGTTGGCAGCAGCGGCGCCGCCGGGGCCGAGGTGGCGATGACGAGGAGGAGGATTCGGCGGACGACAGCAGCGTGCTGGATCTGGGAGGCACGGGCCGGGGCGGCAGCAACCCGTTCGCCCACCTGCGGCCTCAGGGCCGCGTGGGACGCCTGTTTTAAAAGCCAGAGAAAAAAAATAAAACTTACCAGAGCCATGGCGAGCCGCGTCCTCTCTTGTTTCTCTGTAGCGGCGAAATGAGGCGGGCCGTGGGACTGCCGGCGGCGCTGACGTACGCGGAGGGGCCCCCTCCCTCTTACGAGAGCGTGATGAGGGCGGCGGACGTGCCGGCCACGCTGGAGGCGCCTTACGTGCCGCCGCGCTACCTGGGACCTACGGAAGGCAGGAACAGCATCCGTTACTCCGAGCTGGCTCCGCTTTACGACACCACCCGGGTGTACCTGGTGGACAACAAGTCGGCGGACATCGCCTCGCTCAACTATCAGAACGATCACAGCAACTTCCTGACCACCGTGGTGCAGAACAACGACTACACGCCGGTGGAGGCGGGCACGCAGACCATTAACTTTGACGAGCGGTCGCGCTGGGGCGGGGAGCTGAAAACCATCTTGCACACCAACATGCCCAACGTGAACGAGTTTATGTTCACGAACTCGTTCCGGGCGCGAGTCATGGTGTCCAGGAAGCAGAACGAGGAAGGGCAGACCGAGCTGCAGTACGACTGGGTGGACTTTGTGCTACCCGAGGGCAACTATTCCGAGACCATGACGCTGGATCTCATGAACAACGCCATCATCGACCACTACCTGCTGGTCGGGCGGCAGAACGGGGTGCTGGAGAGCGACATCGGGGTCAAGTTTGACACCCGCAACTTTAAGCTGGGATGGGACCCCGTGACCAAGCTGGTCATGCCCGGGGTCTACACCAACGAGGCCTTCCACCCCGACATCGTGCTGCTGCCGGGCTGCGGCGTAGATTTTACCCAGAGCCGGCTGAGCAACCTGCTGGGTATTCGCAAACGGCAGCCGTTCCAGGAGGGTTTTCGCATCATGTACGAAGACCTGGAAGGGGGCAACATCCCGGCGCTGCTGGACGTCAAGGCGTACGAGGACAGCATCGCGGCGGCCATGAGCGCGCACGACCTGCCCAAGCGGGGAGACGTGTTCGCCATGCAGCCGCAGGCCGTCGTTATTCAGCCCGTAGAGAAGGACGCCAAGGACCGCAGTTACAACTTGCTTCCCGACGACAAAACCTCCACGGCCTACCGTAGCTGGTACCTGGCCTACAACTACGGCGATCCCCTGAAGGGCGTCCGCTCGTGGACGCTGCTGACCACGCCCGACGTGACCTGCGGCTCCGAGCAGGTGTACTGGTCGCTGCCGGACCTGATGCAGGACCCGGTGACCTTTCGCCCCTCGAGCCAAGTCAGCAACTACCCGGTAGTGGGCGCGGAGCTGATGCCGCTGCACGCCAAGAGCTTTTACAACGAGCAGGCCGTCTACTCGCAACTCATCCGCCAGTCTACCGCCCTCACGCACGTGTTCAATCGCTTTCCCGAGAACCAGATTCTGGTGCGTCCGCCCGCCGCCACCATCACCACCGTCAGTGAAAACGTTCCCGCTCTCACAGATCACGGAACGCTGCCGCTGCGCAGCAGCATCAGCGGAGTCCAGCGCGTGACCATCACCGACGCCCGACGTCGCACCTGCCCCTACGTTTACAAGGCCCTGGGCATAGTGGCCCCGCGCGTGCTCTCCAGCCGCACTTTCTAGCATGTCCATCCTGGTCTCGCCCAGCAACAACACCGGCTGGGGATTCAGCTCCACTAAGATGTACGGAGGCGCCAAGCGACGCTCGGCGGATCACCCCGTGCGCGTGCGCGGACACTTCCGGGCGCCCTGGGGGGCCCACAAGCGCGGACGCACCGGTCGCACCACCGTCGATGAAGTTATCGACAGCGTGGTGGCCGACGCGGGACGCTACGTGCGCCCCGCCTCTGCCGCGGCGGCCGCAGCTTCCACAGTGGACTCGGTGATCGACAGCGTGGTGGCCGACGCGCGCGCCTACGCCCGCCGCAAACGCCGCCTGCATCGTCGTCGCCGGCCCACCGCGGCCATGCGCGCCGCTCGCGCCGTGCTGAGACGCGCCCGGAGGGTGGGACGGCAGGCCCTGCGCCGCGCGGCTTCCAACGTCCGCGTGCGCCGGCGCGCCGCCCGCCAGGCCGCGGCCGCCATCTCTCGCATGTCCGCGCCGCGCCGGGGCAACGTCTACTGGGTTCGAGACTCCGTGACGGGACTGCGCGTGCCGGTGCGATTCCGGCCGCCGCGCTCTTAGAAGCCGCCGGGCCGCCACTCAGTTCTCTGTTGTGTGTGCAGCCGCCGGCCATGAGCAAACGCAAGTTCAAAGAAGAGATGCTGCAGGCCATCGCGCCCGAGATTTACGGCCCGCCGGACGTTAAGGTCGAGCGCGACATTAAGCGGGTCAGGAAGCGAGAGAAAAAGGAAGAGAAAAAAGAGGAGGAGGCGCTGGAGCGCGCGCTGGCGGACGACGCGGTGGAGTTTGTGCGCGCCACGGCGCCGCGACGCCGCGTGCAGTGGAAGGGCCGCCGCGTTAAACGCGTGCTGCGCCCCGGCACCGCGGTGGTCTTCACGCCCGGAGAGCGCTCGGCGCTGAGGGCGCTGAAACGCGAGTACGACGAGGTGTACGCGGACGAAGACATCTTGGAGCAGGCGGAGCAGCAGCTGGGCGAATTCGCCTACGGCAAACGAGCGCGCTACGGGGACGTGGCGCTGGCCCTGGACGAGACCAACCCGACGCCCAGCCTGAAGCCGGTGACCCTGCAGCAGGTGCTGCCGGTGGTCGAGAGCAAGAAGGCCATTAAACGCGAGGCCGAGGCCCTGCAGCCTACCATGCAGCTCATGGTGCCCAAAAAACAGCGTCTGGAGGAGGTCTTGGAACAGATGAAGGTGGATCCCTCGGTTCAGCCCGAGGTGAAGATCCGCCCCATCAAGCAAGTGGCTCCCGGTCTGGGCGTGCAGACGGTGGACATCCAGATCCCCGTGCGCTCGGCGGCCGTGGAGACCATGGAGACGCAGACGGAACCGCCCGTCATTACGCCTTCCGCCGCGGCCTTGCCTCTGGCGGCCGCTGCCGCCGCCGCGGCTACCGCCGAAATGGGCGTGCAGACCGACCCCTTGTACGAGTACGGCGCCGCCCGCCGCGTCGCTCCTCGCCGCCGCAGTCGCTCGTCGCTCATGCTACCCGACTACGTCTTGCATCCTTCCATCACCCCCACGCCGGGCTATCCCGGCCGCACCTACCGCCCCGGCGCCCGCCGCACCCGCCGTACCGCCTCCGCTCGCCCACGTCGCCGCCGCCGACGGACCGCCGTCCTGGCCCCCATCCGCGTTCGCCACGTGCGCCGCTCTGGTCGCACCCTGGTACTGCCCACGGCTCGCTACCACCCCAGCATCGTTTAACTCCTCGCTGCTGCCGTTTTGCAGATGGCTCTCACTTGCCGCGTGCGTATCCCCGTGCCGGGGTACCGAGGAAGAACCCGCCGTAGGAGAGGTCTGGTGGGTCGAGGCCGCCGTCGCGCCATGCGCCGACGCATGAAGGGAGGGGTGCTGCCCCTGCTGATCCCCCTGATCGCGGCGGCCATCGGAGCCGTCCCCGGCATCGCCTCGGTGGCCCTGCAGGCGTCTCGCAAATAAAAAAAAAACCCCTCCCATCAATAAAACCGGTTTGAAAAACTCATGCGCTGGTCCTCCCGACTGTTTTATGCAGCATGGAAGACATCAATTTTTCGTCCCTGGCTCCGCGACACGGCTCCCGGCCGTACATGGGCACCTGGAACGACATCGGCACCAGTCAGCTGAACGGGGGCGCCTTCAGCTGGAGCGGCCTGTGGAGCGGCATTAAAAACTTTGGCTCCACCGTAAAAAACTATGGCGTCAAGGCCTGGAACAGTAGCACGGGACAGATGTTGAGGGACAAGCTAAAGGATCAAAACTTTCAGCAAAAAGTGGTAGACGGTCTGGCCTCGGGCATCAACGGGGTGGTGGACCTGGCCAACCAGGCCGTGCAGAAACAGATTGCCAGCCGCTTGGATCCCCCTCCCCCGGCAGTGGAGGTGGAACCCTCCGCGCCTCCCATGGAGGTGGAAGAGAAGGCGCCGCCGCTGGAGGTGGTGCTGCCGCCCAAGGGCGAAAAACGCCCGCGGCCGGACGCGGAGGAGGAGACGCTGGTCACCAAGACGATAGAGCCTCCCTCGTACGAGGAGGCCGTGCGTGACTCGCCTCCCGCTTACCCCATGACGCGCCCCGTGGCTTCCATGGCCCGACCCGTTCTGGGCACCAGCGCGCATAAAAAAGGGGTGTCCACTTTGGACTTGCCTCCCCCTCCGGCGGCCGTCACGGTTCCGGCCCTGGCGCCCCCGACGGTGCCCTCGGTTCCCGCCACGTCGCTCCCCGTCGCCGCCGCTCGCCCGGTCGCCGTGGCCACGCCGGCCCGCATCCCTCGAGGCTCGCGCCAGGCCAACTGGCAGAGCACGCTGAACAGCATCGTGGGTTTGGGAGTTAGGTCCCTAAAGCGCCGCCGCTGCTATTAAAAACACCTCTCTGCCGTTAGAGACCTCGCCTTCTGCTTCTTCTTCGTCGCGGACGCCGCCGTCACCCCAGCAGCAAGATGGCCACCCCCTCGATGATGCCGCAGTGGTCGTACATGCACATCGCGGGCCAGGACGCCTCGGAGTACCTGAGTCCCGGTCTGGTGCAGTTCGCCCGCGCCACCGACACTTACTTTAGCTTGGGCAACAAGTTCAGGAACCCCACGGTGGCGCCCACCCACGACGTAACCACGGACCGTTCGCAGCGCCTGACGCTGCGATTCGTCCCCGTGGACCGCGAGGACACCGCGTACTCTTACAAGGCGCGTTTCACGCTGGCCGTGGGCGACAACCGCGTGCTGGACATGGCCAGCACGTACTTTGACATCCGCGGCGTTCTGGACCGCGGTCCCAGCTTTAAGCCCTACTCGGGCACCGCCTACAACTGCCTGGCCCCCAAAACCGCTCCCAACCCTTCCGAGTGGGAGGGAAGCGATAACAAAATTAACGTGAGGGGGCAAGCTCCCTACTTTAGCCAGGGTCTTACCAAAGATGGTATTCAGGTGGGCACCGTGATTGACGCTACGTCGCAAGCAAGCCAACCTGTGTATGCTAACCCCGCCTATCAGCCAGAACCTCAGGTGGGGGAAAATCAATGGAACAGCGAGGCGGGAGGAGATGACAAACTGGCAGGGAGAGTGCTGAAAAACAGCACCCCTATGTACCCATGCTACGGCTCCTACGCCATGCCCACCAACGTTCAAGGAGGACAAGGAGTAGGCGATGTAACCATGCAATTTTTTGCAACAACAAGTACCACCAACACGCCAAAGGCTGTATTGTACGCTGAAGACGTAGCTCTTCAAACTCCAGATACTCATATAGTGTTTAAGCCTGATGTTCCCGCAGGCACACAAAACGCTCAAGCTCTGCTGGCCCAGCAGGCGGCCCCTAACAGAGCCAACTACATTGGATTTAGAGATAACTTTATTGGGCTTATGTATTACAACAGCACTGGAAACATGGGAATGCTAGCTGGACAGGCCTCCCAATTAAATGCTGTGGTTGACTTGCAAGACAGAAACACCGAACTGTCTTACCAGCTCATGTTAGATGCACTGGGAGACCGAAGTCGGTACTTTTCCATGTGGAACCAGGCTGTAGACAGCTACGATCCCGATGTAAGAATCATTGAAAACCACGGAGTCGAAGACGAGTTGCCTAACTATTGTTTTCCACTGGGAGGCATGGCAGTGACAGACACATATACTGCCATAAAATTAAATGGCGATACAAATTGGGCTGCCGACGACACCTTTAATAACAGAGTAGAAATTGGTTCAGGCAACATGTTTGCCATGGAAATTAACCTTCAAGCCAACCTGTGGCGCAGTTTTCTTTATTCCAATATTGGCCTTTATCTTCCTGACAACCTAAAGTACACCCCAGACAACATAACGCTGCCCACCAACCAAAACACGTACGCTTACATGAATGGCCGTGTGACTCCGCCCGGTCTTATTGACACTTATGTAAACATAGGCGCCCGCTGGTCCCCAGACGTGATGGACAATGTTAACCCTTTCAATCACCATCGCAATGCAGGACTGCGCTATCGGTCCATGTTGCTGGGAAACGGTCGATACGTGCCTTTCCATATTCAGGTGCCCCAAAAATTCTTTGCCATTAAAAACCTACTGCTCCTTCCCGGCTCCTACACCTACGAATGGAATTTCCGCAAAGACGTGAACATGATCTTGCAGAGTACATTAGGTAACGACCTGAGAGTGGACGGAGCCTCCATTCAGTTTACTAGCATTAATCTTTATGCTAACTTTTTTCCTATGGCTCACAACACCGCCTCCACTTTGGAGGCCATGCTGCGCAACGACACTAATGACCAGTCTTTCAACGACTACCTGTGCGCGGCCAACATGCTCTACCCCATTCCCGCCAACGCCACCAGTGTGCCCATATCTATTCCGTCCCGCAACTGGGCAGCTTTTAGAGGTTGGAGCTTCACGCGGCTAAAAACCAAGGAAACGCCTGCGTTGGGCTCTGGCTTTGATCCTTATTTTGTGTATTCTGGCACTATTCCCTACCTTGATGGCACTTTTTACTTAAATCACACTTTCAAAAAAGTGTCTATTATGTTTGACTCCTCTGTGAGCTGGCCGGGTAACGACCGCCTTCTCACTCCCAATGAGTTTGAAATTAAACGCTCGGTGGATGGAGAAGGTTACAACGTAGCCCAAAGCAACATGACCAAGGACTGGTTTTTAGTTCAGATGCTGAGCAACTACAACATTGGTTTTCAGGGATTTTACGTGCCTGAGAACTACAAAGACCGCATGTATTCCTTCTTTAGAAACTTTCAGCCCATGAGCCGTCAGGTTGTGGACACTGTCAACTACGCCAACTACAAAGAAGTAACCTTAGCCTACCAACATAATAACTCGGGTTTTGTGGGTTACATGGCCCCCACTATGCGAGAGGGACAGGCCTATCCCGCTAACTTTCCATATCCTCTTATTGGAAACGACGCTGTGCCTAACCAACTGACACAGAAAAAGTTCCTCTGCGACCGCATCATGTGGCGCATTCCGTTCTCCAGCAACTTCATGTCCATGGGGGCCCTCACCGATCTGGGACAGAACATGTTGTACGCCAACTCGGCGCACGCGCTGGACATGACTTTTGAGGTGGATGCAATGGACGAGCCCACCCTTCTTTATGTTTTGTTCGAAGTTTTCGACGTGGTGCGCATTCACCAGCCGCACCGCGGCGTCATCGAGGCCGTCTACCTGCGCACGCCGTTCTCGGCCGGCAACGCCACCACCTAAGATGGGTTCCAGCGAACGGGAGCTGCAGGCCATCGCCCGGGATCTCGGCTGCGGCCCCTACTTTTTGGGTACTTTTGATAAACGTTTTCCCGGCTTTGTTTCGCCGACCAAGTTGGCCTGTGCCATCGTTAACACGGCCGCGCGGGAAACAGGGGGCGTTCACTGGCTAGCACTGGGATGGAACCCCAAGTCCCAGACCTGCTACCTCTTTGACCCGTTTGGCTTTTCCGACCAGCGTCTCAAGCAGATTTACCAGTTTGAGTACGAGGGTCTTTTGCGCCGCAGCGCCCTGGCTTCTACTCCCAACCACTGTGTGACCCTAGAAAAGTCCACCCAGACCGTCCAGGGTCCCTGCTCGGCAGCCTGCGGTCTTTTTTGCTGCATGTTCTTGCACGCCTTCGTGCACTGGCCTCACAGTCCCATGGATCACAACCCCACCATGAACTTGCTAACCGGAGTGCCTAACAGCATGCTGCAGAGCCCCTCCACCCAGGCCACCCTAAAACGCAACCAGGACAATCTGTATGCTTTTTTGGAAAAACACTCGGCTTATTTTCGCCAACACGCTTCCCAGATTAAACGCGATACGGCTTTTGACAAAGTACCACAAAATGTGTAATAAAACGTGCATTTTATTGAAAACATGTCGACTGGGCTTTTTTATTTTGCGCCTTTAAAATTCAAAGGGGTTCTCCTGGTAATCCAGGTGGGAGGTGGGCAGCGTCAGGTTCTTGTACTGGAAACGCGGCTCCCACTTGAACTCCGGTAGCATCAGCTTCGGCAGGCCAAGCTCCACAAAGTTGTCGTGCCACAAGGTGCGCACCAGCTGCAGGGCCAGCAGAAGGTCGGGTGCTGAAATCTTGAAATCGCAGTTGATCTGGTTGGTTGCGCGGGTGTTGCGGTAAGACGGGTTAGCGCACTGGAACACCAGCAGACTGGGATAATTCAGACTGGCCAGGGCCACGGGATCCGTGATGTCGCCGGTGTTCATGTCTTCGGCGTTGGGCACCGCAAACGGGGTAATCTTGCAGAGTTGACGGCCGGCTCGGGGAATGCCGTCGCCCAGATAGTTGCATTCGCAGCGCAGGGGCATCAGCAGATGTTTCTGACCGCGCGTCATGTGCGGATAGGCCGCCAGCATGAAGGCTTCAATCTGCTTGAAAGCTTGCTGAGCCTTGGCACCTTCCGAGTAGAACATGCCGCAGGACTTGCTAGAAAAGACGTTGGTGGCGCAGTTCACGTCGTACATGCAGCAGCGAGCGTCCTCGTGACGCAGCTGGACCACGTTGCGCCCCCAGCGGTTCTGGGTAACTTTAGCTCGCTGCGGGGTTTCCTTTAGCGCGCGCTGACCCGCTTCGCTGCTGACATCCATCTCTACAATGTGCTCTTTAGCGATCATGGGCAGGCCGTGCAGACACATCAGCTTTCCTTCGGTCTCGGAACTGCGGTGGTTCCACACCGCGCATCCGGTTGGCTCCCACTTGGTTTTCCAGGCGGGGCTCTCGATGCCGGCGTGAAGCAGCACGTACTGGTTTAAGAAGCGGCCCATCATAGTGCCAAAGGTTTTCTGCGTGGTGAACGTCAGGGGGCAGTACTTCCAATCCTCATTCAACCAAGTGTTACAGATTTTTCGGTAGACGATGAATGATTGCGGCATAAAATCAAAGCCGGTGCGGTCGTCCTTGTCGATTTTGTATTTATCCATCAGCAGATGCATAATGGCCATGCCCTTTTCCCAAGCGCTCACCACGGGCTTGCTGATGGGGTTGGAAACGGCGCCAGAGGTACCTTCCTTAGGGGGTTCCTCCGCCTCAGAAGGTTTGGGGAATGCATCTTTAGACATTTTCTTAAAAACTCGGGTGCCGTCGGACTGCTCGATAATTTTTACCGGGGGGTAGCTGAAGCCCACACCGACCACCACTCCCTCCTCTTCGTCGCTGTCGGGAATGATTTCGGGTGACGGTGGGTCCGGAATGGCCAGGTGTAGACTCTTTCTTGACTTCTTTTTGGGAGGAGCCGGAGTGGGGGCCCGGTCCGGACTGTCGCCCTCCAAGTGCCGCCTGACGACGGACTCGCGGCGCTCGGGCGTACGCTCCCTGGGTTCTTGACGGCCGGCCATTGTCTGCTTCTAGGCAAAACAGAAATGGAGGACACGTTACCCCTGAGCCAGCCGCCGCGGCCCCCGACTCCGATTCCCGAGGAAAGCGAGTTCGTACCGGAGGAAGTGGTGGTGGAGCAAGACCCGGGCTACGTGACGCCGCCCGAGGACTTTTCGGCCGAATTAATCGCAAAACAGCCACCAGGCCCAGAGCAGGGCCAGGCAGACACAGAGCAAGACTGGGTCGGGGACCAGCATAACAGCGACTACCTAACGCAGGACGTGCTGCTAAAACACGTAAAACGTCAGAGCCTTATTGTGCGCGACGCCCTCAGTGACCGCCCCGAGCCTCCTCTCAGCGTCGCCGAACTCAGTGCGCTCTATGAAACCAACCTTTTCTCGCCGCGAGTTCCCCCCAAAAGGCAGGCCAACGGCACCTGCGAACCCAACCCGCGCTTAAACTTCTATCCGGTGTTTGCGGTACCGGAGGCCCTGGCCACCTACCACCTGTTTTTTAAGAACCATCGCATCCCCCTGTCGTGCCGTGCCAACCGCAGTCGGGCCGACGAAAAACTTACCCTAAAACAAGGGGCGCGCTTACCTCGAGTGGTTTCTCTGGAGGAAGTGCCTAAGATTTTTGAAGGTCTGGGACCGCACGAGAAGCGAGCAGCAAACGCCCTGCAAAAGGAAGAAAGTCACAGCATTTTAGTGGAGTTGGAAAACGATAACGCCCGACTGGCGGTGCTAAAACGCAGCATCGAAGTGTCTCACTTCGCCTACCCCGCCGTTAACCTGCCCCCAAAAGTCATGAGCTGCGCGATGGACCAGCTCCTTATTAAACGCGCCCAGCCCCTGGAGGACGGCCAGACCGAATCCACCGAGGATGGGCAGCCCGTGGTGGACGACGAGCAGCTGGCGCGTTGGCTGGGCACTGCCGTTCCGGAGGCCTTGCAGGATCGTCGCAAACTTATGATGGGAGCCGTGCTGGTCGGAGCCGAACTGCAATGTCTGCGACGCTTTTTCACCAACCCAAAAACCATGCAAAAAATCGAGGAGTCCCTGCACTACACCTTTCGCCACGGCTACGTCAAGCAAGCCTGCAAAATCTCCAACGTAGAGCTCAGCAACCTAGTGTCGTACCTGGGCATTCTGCACGAAAACCGCCTGGGGCAGAGCGTGTTGCACAGTACTCTCAAGGGGGAAGCCAGACGCGACTACATTCGCGACTGCGTGTACCTGTTTCTGCTTTTAACTTGGCAGACCGCCATGGGTGTGTGGCAGCAGTGTTTGGAAGAGCAAAACCTCAAGGAGCTGGAAAAAATTCTCCAGCGGGCTAAAAAGTCGCTCTGGCTGGGCTTTGACGAGATTAGCGTGGCCTCTGAGCTGGCGGAGCTGATTTTCCCAGACAAGCTCATGCAGACCTTGCAAAACGGGCTGCCTGACTTTGTTAGCCAAAGTATGCTGCACAACTTTCGTTCATTTATTCTGGAGCGCTCCGGCATCCTGCCCTCCATGAGCTGCGCGCTGCCTTCTGACTTTGTGCCCCTCATCTACAAGGAATGTCCTCCCCCCCTGTGGAGTCACTGTTACTTGTTTCAACTAGCCAACTATTTGGCTTATCACTCCGACCTGATGGAGGATGCCAGCGGCGAGGGGCTGATGGAATGCCACTGCCGCTGCAACCTCTGCACACCCCACAGGTCTTTGGTTTGCAACCCCGAACTCTTAAGTGAAAGTCAGGTGATTGGAACCTTTGAAATTCAAGGGCCTGAAAGTACCGGTTCCGCCCCTCTAAAACTCACCCCAGCTCTGTGGACCTCAGCCTACCTTCGCAAGTTTATTCCCGAAGACTACCACCCCCACGTCATCCAATTTTACGAGGACCAGTCCCAACCCCCCAAGGTGCCGCTGACCGCCTGCGTCATTACCCAGGGCAAAATTCTGGCCCAATTGCAAGCCATTAACCAAGCTCGGCGGGAATTTTTGCTTAAAAAAGGCCGGGGGGTTTATCTAGACCCCCAGACGGGTGAGGAACTGAACGTGCCCGCAGAGCCCGTCTCCTCCTCGCCGCCGTCGTCTCTTTCCCAGAACCAGCACCATGCCCCCCAAAAGCAAGTCTCAGCTCATCGCCCAGAAGCGTTCCGAGAAACAGCAGCGTTTGCAAGAAACGTGGGAAGAGGAGGAAGCGAGCGACTCTTGGGACAGTCAGGCAGAGGAGGAGGACGAGGAATGGGAGGAGAGCCTCAGCGAGAACGAGGCGGAGGAAGTCGAGGCGCCGGCCGAGGAAAAAACTTCCAGCGCCGACGGAAAACCGTCACGCTCAGGCCGGGGACCTGCGACTCCCTCCCCGCCTCCTGCGGTCCCTCCGCCGCTGCCTCCCAAGCCCCGGCGTAGATGGGATACCACCGGATCTCCAGTAGCGCTCACCGGTAAGACTTTTGCTTCTAAGCCCCAGCGGCAGCGGCGCAGCTACTGCTCGTGGAGAGCATACAAGAGCGACATCGCCGCCTGCCTGCTTCACTGCGGGGGGAACATCTCCTTTACCCGCCGCTACCTCCTCTACCACCACAAAGTAGCCATTCCTCGCAACATCCTCCATTACTACCGTCACCTTTACAGCCCCTTCGAAGCGCTCCCAGGAGAAAACCACTAAGGCGCGAAGTCGCACACCTGCCGCCGCCTCCGCTGCCAGAGACTCGCCGCAGACGCAGGAGCTGAGAAAGCGAATCTTTCCTACCCTATACGCTATCTTTCAGCAGAGCCGCGGCCAGCAACACGAACTGAAAATAAAAAACCGCACCTTGCGGTCGCTTACCCGAAGCTGCCTGTACCACAGACGCGAGGATCAGCTACAGCGCACCCTGGAAGACGCCGAGGCTCTGTTCAATAAGTACTGCTCGGTGTCACTTAAAGACTGAATTTGCGCGCGCTTTTTCAAACCGCTGACGTCATCATGAGCAAGGACATTCCCACGCCTTACATGTGGAGCTACCAGCCGCAAATGGGATTGGCGGCCGGGGCGGCTCAGGACTACTCTAGCAAAATGAATTGGCTCAGCGCCGGACCCCACATGATCTCCCGTGTGAATGGGATTCGCGCCCGCCGAAACCAAATTCTGTTGGAACAGGCGGCCATTACCGCCACACCCCGTTCCCAGCTCAACCCGCCCAGTTGGCCCGCTGCCCTGGTGTATCAGGAAACCCCCGCTCCCACCACTGTTTTATTGCCCCGCGACGCCCAGGCCGAAGTCCAGATGACTAACTCGGGTGCGCAATTAGCGGGCGGAGCCAGGGGCGGCAGGTACATAGGTCGCTCCTCGCCCTACTCCTCAGGCAGTATAAAAAGACTGCTCATTCGAGGCAGAGGTATCCAGCTCAACGACGAAGCGGTGAGCTCCTCTCTCGGATTACGACCTGACGGCGTTTTCCAACTCGGAGGAGCGGGTCGCTCGTCTTTCACCTCTCGCCAGGCCTACCTGACGCTGCAGAGCTCTTCATCTCAACCTCGCTCCGGTGGTATTGGAACCCTGCAGTTCGTGGAGGAGTTTACTCCCTCGGTTTACTTCAACCCGTTCTCGGGCTCGCCCGGCCGGTACCCGGACGCTTTCATTCCCAACTTCGACGCCATCTCGGAGTCGGTGGACGGCTACGATTGATGTCGGATGGTTCTGCCGACCGAGCGCGGCTGAGACATCTGCATCACTGCCGTCAGCCCTACTGCTTTGCCCGGGAGCCCCACGACTTCATCTACTTTGTGATTCCCGAGGACCACCCGCAGGGTCCCGCTCACGGAGTAAAACTCGAAATCGAGGAAGAGCTCCGTTCTCACCTCATTCACCTGTTCACCGCCCGTCCGCTGCTGGCAGAGAAGGCCCAGGGAGCTACCACCCTCACCCTCTTCTGCATCTGCCGCGAGCCAGCCTTACATGAAGATCTGTGCTGCCATCTGTGTGCTGAGTATAATAAGCATCGCGGCGGCTAGAACTCTCATCTCTTCACCTGTTAAAGGTAGAGAAATTGTGTACTATACTAACTCTACTGCTTTAATACAACTTGTGTGTGCCTGTCCTAACGAACTAATTCTCTGGCACGCTAACGGCAGTCTCTGCAAAGCTTTTCTTAACAACCAGCTTTTTGAACTGAGAAATCCTTTGTGTGAAAATTGTACTGCTCATTCTCTTATTCTTACTCCCCCTTTTGTAACCGGTCCTTACACCTGTATTGGCTCTGGCGTTAACGACTCTTGTGTTAAGCGCTGGTTTATACAGGCTGCCCCTGCTCCCACTGTCGCCGAAACTACTTTGTTAGCAACTACCTCAAGTTCAAATTATACATCTCCTAACCGCTTTTGGTTACCTTATTTGGGTTTAGTGCCAGTAGCAGTTTTTGCGTTAACGCTTTTTATTTAAAAAATGGAAGCACTTGTTGTACTCTGTTTAATTGCTCTATCTGCTGCTCAAACTTTAGAAAAACCATACAATGTATATGTTAAAGTAGGGGCTAACGTAACTTTGGAAAGCCATCAGTTTCATAATCCTTCCCTAATGCAGGAAGTATCTTGGTACGTAGAAACTTGGAGTTCAAAACCTAGCAGCAGTTATTTTTCAGGACAAAAATTGTGTCAGTTTAAAAAAAACGGGGCTAACATTAGTTGGGACCATGATCCCTTACAATTTAATTGTGTTAACAAAAGCCTACACATGTTTAACCTCCAACCTAGCAATTCTGGCATTTACAATGTTAAAATTACTAATGATGATTTAGAGTACAATACCTATTTTAATCTTGAAGTTGTTTACATTCCAAAACCTCAGTGCACAGTTACGTCTTATTACGTAGCTCGTGATTACTGCATTATTGAAATTAACTGCACTAACTCTAAATATCCTAACAAAGTGCTTTTTAATGGCGTGCTGTCTACTTACTACAACAAGGCTCGAGGCGGCAAACACCACTTGCCAGAAACTTTTGCTACTTTAATTGACTACCATGGCGTGCAGCAGAACTTTTCTTACACCTATCCTTTCAACAGTCTCTGTGGGGGAAAAGGGAAAGCATACTTGCATGGCCATCCTCAGCACGCGCGGCTGGAAGGTGTACAACTTATTACACCCCCTGCGTACGAGGAAAACCCCGACGCAGACAGTGATGAGGCTTACGAAAAGGGAATGGCGGCCTTAGTGATTATCGCTGTTATTAGTGTAATTATTATTATTGCCGCCCTGCTCTTTTTGTGCTACTGGCGCCGCCGTCTCAGACAGCGCCGCAGCCGCCAGCTCATGACCAACCAGCTGTAATTTTTTCTCTTGCAGTATGCTCTCCATTTTTTTAATTCTGCTCGCCCTGCCAATCATCTTCATCTCATCCGCCTTTGCCTCCGTCAGCCAACTCGAAGCCGAGTGTATCTCCCCTTTTGTGGCCTACCTAATTTTTGCCTTTGTGGGCTGCATTACTATCTGCAGCATTGTTTGTTTTTTAATCACCGCCTTTCAGTGCATCGATTACTTTTACGTCAGGTGGGTGTATCGCCGCCACCACCCTCGTTACCAGAATCGAGATGTGGCCGCCCTCCTGTGTCTCTCTTAAAATAAAAATTTTTTTCTTTCTTCTTCTTTTTTTACCTTTAACAAACGCCAAGTGCTACTTTCACAAGCCTTGGCAGTTTTCCACCTGTTATCACGAACCCACGGAAATTCCCTCTGGGTGGCTGTATGCGGTGATAATTTCTGTTATTTTGGTTTCCACCCTAATAGCATTAAGAATTTTTGGATGCTTGCGCTACGGGTGGATTCATGCCACTGAAGAACTGCCCCTTTTTCCCACGCCTGCCCCGCCGCCAGTTCCTCAGCCCCCCTTGATACAATTAATTGCCGCCCTCCCTAATCCCCCCCGGCCTCCCTCTGTCATTAGCTACTTCCAACTAAGCGGAGATGGCTGACAAACTGGACATCGACGGGGTTCGCACAGAACAGCTCCTCGCCGCCCGCCAACGTCAGAAGGTGGAGCAGCGCAATCAGGAGCTGCAGGATCTTAAAAATCTTCACAGCTGCAAGCAGGGAGTTTTCTGTCTTGTTAAGCAGGCTACTCTCTCCTACCACGTTACTTCCATGGGACACCAGCTGTCTTATGTTCTGCCTGTGCGCCGTCAAAACCTGCTGACCATGGTGGGCTCTGTGCCCGTAAAAATCAGCCAGCAGGCCGGTCAAAGCGAGGGCTCTGTACTGTGCCAATGTTCTAATCCAGAATGTTTGTATACTTTAATGAAAACCGTGTGTGGTTTAAAAGAGATTCTCCCCTTTAACTAAAATAAACAGCACTTACTTGAATTTACTTCTCAGAGTCTGGTCAAATTTTTCCAGCAGTTCCACCACCTGCCCTTCTTCCCAGCTGTCGTAGCGCAACCGCTCTGCCGCGGCAAACTTTCTCCAAACCCTAAAGGGCGCCCGCGAAAGCCACTTACGTCCCTCACACACAATTTTCATCTCTTTTGTAGATGAAAAGAGCGCGCGTCTCTGAAGACTTCAACCCCGTCTACCCCTACGGCACCGAATCCTCCCCCAACGTGCCCTTTATTACCCCTCCCTTTGCGTCCTCCAATGGGCTGCAAGAAAGCCCACCAGGAGTACTGGCCTTAAAGTACCAAGAACCCATCACCACATCCAATAACGGAGAACTTACCCTCAAGCTGGGTAGTGGCCTTACCCTAAACAACGGGGCCCTGTCTGCCGCCTCTCCCCCCGTTACCGCTCCTCTCACCACCAGTGCCAATGGAACCATAGGGCTGGCCAGCTCACCTCCCCTTACTGTTTCTGCAGGCAGTTTAACACTGGCTCACAACTCTCCACTCACTGTGTCTTCCAACAGTCTTTCTCTCACATATTCTCAGCCCCTAACCGTTTCATCAGACAGCCTCACTTTGTCTAAATCGGCTCCCTTAACCACCACAGCCCAAGGCGAGCTGGGTTTAACTTTTACCACCCCTTTGCATCTTGCTAGCGAGGCGCTGGCTCTTAGCTACAGCGCGCCCCTAAGTCTTAACAGCGACTCACTCGGTTTATCCTACTCCAGCCCCTTGAAGTTGAACAGCGATGCCCTCAGCCTTAATGTTTCCGACCCTTTGCAAACCTCAGGGGAGGCTTTAACCCTTAACACCGAAGCTCCACTAACAGTTGCTAATAGTGCTTTAAGTTTAACCACGCAGGCCCCCTTAGCAGTAACAGACGGTGCCTTGGCTCTTAACATGCAATCCCCTATAACAACCAGTGACAACTCTTTGGCCCTTTCCCTGGGCAACGGTCTCGGTGTTACCAACTCTCAACTCGCCGTAAAGGCCACAGGAGGCATCAATTTCGACAGCTCAGGAAATATACGAATTAATGCAGCTGGAGGCATGAGAGTTAATAACAGCAACGCCCTTATTCTTCACGTGGCCTATCCCTTTGAGGCTACCAATCAACTTACGCTCAGAACAGGCTCCGGTTTGATACTTAACTCCAGTAATCAGTTGCAAGTTAGCATTGACACCAGTAAAGGACTGTTTTATCAATCAACCGGCAACTCTATTAGTTGCAAACTAGGAACGGGATTAAAGTTTGACTCAAATGGCGGAATAGCTTTAAGCTCCGCCACCACTCGCTCACTGTCCCAACCCCAAAGCGCTCTTTCGCTGTGGTCTCACCCCGTTCGTCCCAACTGCACTGTCTTTGAAAGCCTAGACTGCTGTCTGGCTTTGTGTCTTACTAAATGTGGAGCGCACGTTTTAGGCACCGTGTCCTTAACTCCAGTTACTGGACCTCTTTTAACTTCCATGCCCACCGACAGTCTTACCGTGCAACTATTGTTTGACCAAAACGGGGCGCTGCTATCTGGGTCCCTAGATCCTACCTCTTGGGGATACAAAGATGACAACGCCCTGGCGCCAGGAAGCGTAAATGACGCCATGGAGTTCATGCCCAGCACTTTGCTGTATCCTCGCGGGAGAACAGACAACCTCAGCTCCCAGTTTTTACCCGCCAGCCAGCCTCTTGCCTTTTCAGTTAATTACAACATAGCAGAAGAGGGCTTCTCTCTCTCTTTTAGCTGGTCTGCCTATACAGGTCAAAAGTTCCAAGCTCCCTCTGCCACCTTCTGCTACGTGTCTGAACAATAAAACACATTAACTTTTTTCTTTTTGCGTTTTTATTTAGATGAAAAGAGCTCGTTCCGGCTTTAACCCTGTGTACCCCTACCCCCCGTACGACCCGCCTATATTTATTACCCCACCATTTACTACCTCACAAGGCTTTCAAGAAAGCCCCGCGGGAGTCCTGGCTCTTAAACTGGGGTCCGGGTTGCTTATTGACGAACAGGGTGAAATTACCGCCACCTACCGCGAAACTCGGGCGCCCCTTGCCGACAGTGAAGGCACCCTGTTTTTAATGTACTCTTCCCCATTCACTACAACCTCTAACGGGAGTCTAAGCCTTCAAGCACAACACCCTCTGCAAGTAGGCGCTAGCTCCCTACTCTTACTTACCACCCCACCTATTGCTGTGGGAAGCTCCGGCCTAACTCTAAACTTGGGTCAGGGGTTGGAAGTACAAAACTCACAACTTTCTCTGCTGGTTGGAGATGGTTTAAAACTTCAAGACAGTTTGCAAGCTAACCCGGATAGTACCAAAGGCTTAGAAAACAGCAACGGCCTTTTGGCGGCCAAGCTGGGTTCTGGCTTACAATTTAGTGACACCGGAGCTATTACGCTCATTACTCGCCCAGACACTCTATGGACCACCGCGGACCCCTCCCCAAACTGCACCGTTAAGGAAGAACTGGATTGCAAACTTTCCCTAACGCTTACTAAAAACGGAGGTATGGTGCACGGACTTGTAGGTATCCTAGCCCTCAAAGGTCCCCTCACCTCCATTCCAGCACACGAAATGGGTTGGGTCACTATTACTTTAACCTTTGACGAAAGTGGACGCATGACTTTTGGTGAAAATAACAACTTAGCTTCTAGCGCCACCTGGGGGTTTAAACATGGTAACTCTATCAGCACCGAGCCTCTAGAGAACGCCCTGGGCTTTATGCCCAACTCCCTCGCTTACTCACGGGGACAAGGTCAGCACACTCGTAACAACACTTTCGCTTCCACTTACATGCAAGCTGACCACAAAAAGCCACTTTCGCTACAGATCACTTTCAATGAAAATGAAACCGGTTATTCTATTAGATTTACGTGGATGGGCATCTTTCAATACCAGGGAGATCAATTTCTGGTCCCGCCCTGCCCCTTCTCCTATCTTAGCGAAGAATAAAGTCTGAAACAAAAATTTCTTTTCACGGTTTTTATTTTAAAACACACGAACGGTTAGGCTTCCTCCGCCCTCCCACCTCACTTTATACACCGTCCTCTCAGCCTGGCTCACATCGTACACCTGCACCTGACCCGGTTCCAGAAACAGATACTTGGGAGTTAACACCGTCAGCGTCTCGATGGTGGCAAAACGCTGGTCTGTGATGGAAACCACGCCCTCGGAACAGTCCTTTAACTCGAAGTCCCCTTCCAAGAGAAGCGAAGGCGGTCGCGCCCCGGGTGGCTGAAAGGGAAAGCGTTAGTGACCGGTGGCCCGCCAGGGGTTTTCCCTCCCGTCATAGGCACTTAGCGTAAAGGGCTGAAACCTAAACATGAGGTTTTGCAAGAGTCGTTGGCGGCGCGGCTCCACGCGACTTCTTAAAAGCCGGCCGCGCGTCTGAGTGCCGATCAGTCGCACGGCCCTGAGCAGCAGCGACCGAGTCCGTCGGGCGCAGCATCTCATCTGAATCTCAGACAAATCTTTACAATAGCTACAGCCCAACACCAGCAGGTTGTTTAAAATGCCGTAGCTAAGCACGCTCCAGCCAAAACTCATCTGGCTCAGAATTAAATTAACGTGGCCATCGTACAAAATCCTCACGTAAATCAGATGGCGGCCCCGCACGTACACGCTACCCACGTAACACACCTCTTTGGGCAGGTTATGATTCACCACCTCCCGATACCACAGGCATCTCTGATTAATCATGGCCCCGTACACCAACATCTTAAACCAGCGGGTCAGCAGCACCGCCCCGGCTTTACACTGAAGGGACCCGGGTCGAGAACAGTGGCAGTGCAGGATCCACCGCTCGTAGCCGTGGACCAGCTGTCGGCTCTCCACATCCATGGTGGCGCAGCACACGCACACCTTCATGTACGTGCGCATAACGTACAGCTCCCACCGAGTCAAAACCATGTCCCACAGTACCGGCCACTCCTGCAGCATAATAAACCCGGCGCAGCAGGGCAGCGCCCTCACCTCGCTGACGTTATGCATGTGCAGGCTGTCGCACTCCGTGGCCAGCGGCTCCACGTCCATCACTGCCGCCGTACACGGATTCTCACACGGCGGCGGCAGGCGATGGCTCCCGTACGGCGCCAGCCTGTAGCGAAACCGTCTTTCTCTCTGCATCGTACGTCAGCACGCTGCTCACCCACAGGTACTTGCGATAACAGAACCAGGTCGTGCCCCAGCACGCCTCCCTTCGGCGTCTCACTCGGCGACGCTGTCGCTCGCTGTTCAGAGCAAAGTAAAGCCACTCGCGGTACCCCTGCAAGATCCGCTCGGCAGCCGGGGTGGGGGAGATTCCATGCGCGCGGATGTTTCTGAGGACGTCCAGGTAAGTGGCGTACGCGAGCTCCAGCCAAGCCAAGCAAGAAACCGGATCGCGACACACTGGAGGTGGAGGAAGACACGGAAGACACATGATGAATTTACTCCAAGCGATCCTGCAGCACCTCGAAATGCAGGTCGCGCAGGTGGCACCGATCCCCGCCGCTGTGCTGGTGATACATAACAGCCAGGTCAAAACACATGCGGTTATCCAGATGATCCACTATCGCCTCCAAGAGGGCTTCTACCCTCAACTCGGTAAAAAGCAGCAGAGCAAAGCCGTGATCTTCATTCTCATCTATCATCAGGCTGCAAGACTGCACCATCCCCATATAATTTTCATTTTTCCACTCTCTCAATATATTAACACAACAAGTCTGCAAGTCCAAACCGTGCATCTGAAACAAGTCAGTCAAAGCGCCCTCCACCTGCATCCGCAAGCACACCTTCATGGCTAAAACAAGTTGACTTCCTGCGTCACCTGCAGCAAACGTAACATCTGAAGATTAGGAACCACGCGACGATCGCGGAGTTCTACCATCAGTGCCGTAAGCAACACCTCATGCAGGTCAAACGCAAGAAGCGAAGCCAGTTCGCCGTTAGGAGTCAGCCCGGGAGCCGAAACGCAGCAGGTGACTTGGAAAACGGGAGCCAGGCTCGCTAGCATCCCGCCGGCATGCGCAGACTCATAGGGAGGCGTGAGGCAAAGAAGCTGAAAGCGCCAAAATTCCGGAAGTACCCGGACCATAAAGGCATGCAACTCCACGTCACAGCCGTGCAGGTACTCGAGCAACGGCTGAGGAATAACAATAGAGTAAAAAACAGGTCGTCTCTCAAACATGGCGGCGGCTTCTACGAGAAAAAACATCACACCAGTGAAGCCTGACGCACAGGAGGATACACCACCCGCTCTAGCAGCAGACAGGCCACCGGCTGCATTCGGGTGCCATAGTAAAATTCATCCGAGTGGTTAAAAAGCACAATAGAAGTCTCCCACCAAGTTCCAGGATGAATTTCCTGAGCCTGCACGTACACCCCCCGCGTGTTCATATCAGCCAGCGAAAAAAAGCGCCCCATATAACCCGGAGGAACCTCCACCGACAGCTGCAAAGCCATCAAAAGTATACCCCGAGGAGAAATAATAAAATTCTCCGGACTGTAAAAAACATACACGTTAGAATAGCCCTGCTGAACGGGCAACACCGCCCGAGAGCTCAGCAAATGCACATACATAGCCTCAGCACGAGCCATTTTGCCCTCTCTTACCGCGCGTCTCAGCACTCAATCTCAATAATAACCCTACCCAGCCAACTACCGCCTATATATGCCCTCTAAACACGTCACTGGCGTCACAAATCAGCCCACAACTCAAAGGTCACTGCCGCCCGTAAAAAACCGCCAAAAAATCCCGCCAAAAAGCCCTTTAATTCCCACAGTCACTTCCGTATTTCCACTTCCTCAAAACTCCCCAAACGACGTCACCTCCGGCGCGCCCCCTACGTCACTTCCGTTCCCACGCCCGGACACTCCCCCAGCCACGCCTACCGCCAAACCCCGCCCCTAACTCCGCCCATTTCCGCATACGTCACCAAACTCCGCCCACCTCATTAGCATATTGGCACCGTTCCCAAATAAGGTATATTATTGATGATG